TTGTGCATGTACAAATGTAACAGGTTCATCTACAACAGGTTTAATGCCTGTTAATGAAGCATCCACAGTTGCAACAGGAATTGTTACTGTGGATTCGGTCTTTGTGGCTGCAACAGGTGTTTCCATCGCTGTCTTAACAAGTTTTTGTTTTTCTTCATCAACAGTTTTTTGTGGAGGTACAGTTACTGTTTTTAATTTTAGAAAATTGGCAATCTTACTTAACATCTTTAATCCCTTCTATTAATGCTTCGAGTTCTTTGAATTCGGCTACTTCTTCAGGTAAAGATTGGTTATACTGAATTTTGGCCATTTTACGGATGATTTTCTTTGGTATCTTCAACTCATCATTTGCAAGAGCAATGATATCACTCATGGATTGAGTGTTTGCTTTTTGGCGTGTCATGTTGAACACCAATTCGTCAATGTAACCTTTGAGCGCTTTCAATTGTTTTTCGTCAAAGTCACCAAACAATGTTGTTACTTTATCAACCATATTACACCTTACTCTCTTTAGATTCGAAAGCAATCCAATACTGAATGTCTTCTTTAGCGTTCTTGAAGTGTCCTAGACCTTTGAAAGAAATTTGAACATCATAAGCACCAGGAATCATTTTGAAGTTTTCTGTTTTGAATACTACACGATATTTTTTGCCATTACCTTCACCAACTTGAATTGAATTGGTGTGTTGTGCATCATCGTTTGCATCAAATGTGACAAGATTAATGCTTTCTCCATCTGATTCAACAGCAATGTGTGGAGAAGATAGAACACTTGCAGCTCTCATAATCTCAGCAAGATCCAATTCAGTCATTGTGAAACTACAATCAACATGATTCAAACTGATAGTCTTATCTGGAGGAGTAACAATCATGTTCTTGGCAGTCATGCGATATTTAATCTTGCTGCGGTCACCTTTGAATGTAACATTAGAATCATCAAACTCCAATTCTACACCATTCTTAAACAAAGAATGTACGGACAAGAATTGATTCAAGTCATATACACAGAAGTCCTGAGGGAACTCATCTTTGATTGTTGCCTGTGCAAGGACAGTTTTACCGGCCGATACAGTAGTCAGTTTGTTGCCTTTCTTGAATTCAATACCTTGATTGATTCCAGAAAAGTTTTTTAACACACTTAGTGTCTCATTTGAAAGTTTCATTTCACATCTCCATTATCTAAAGAATACATTATATCATGTTCATATAAAAACATCAAGCAGCACATAGCATGTGCCAAGTGATGTATACCAGATTCAGAATCGATTTGTTCGCCTTGTTTCCAAGCCCAAACATGTCTTTGTAATGCATCAAAATACCTACGTTTAGAATCTGGTACTTTTTTCCAATTGTCACGTTCATATTTCTGTGCACCGAACGTGAGAACCTTAACAGTTTCTTCTAGTGCAAGTGGTGGTAAAAGGCCGTACTCCAATTTACCATTGTCAAATTTACGGCCTTTCTCCATCACATTTCTCCAACATAGTTTGCAACAGCAGGCATATCACCGTGGAAATGATATGTACCAATGTGTGCAGTACGCATCCAAGGACACAACCAAATTTGTCCGCCAATTTTACGCCACATTTGACAGAACATATAATCTTCCGACAAATAACGGTCTGTACCACCACCAGTGATAGAATCTTTACTATCAATAACTGTATCAAAGAAAGCATGAATGTAACGTGAACCATCAAAGTTGGCTTGTCCAACGTGGTCTGGTTTGTAACGAATCATTGGATATGCTTCTTCCATCTTAGAGAACACTTCACGTTTCACCATCATAAATCCTGTACCAATTTCTAGTACATCTAATGGTTCTGTAACGTTGAATTGTGCAGTACCTTTAACAGGATTAAACACAAAGTCTCCAACAACTTTCTCAAGTGTCTGTGGTTCAATGTCAGGATTCTTTTTAAGTGCTGCAACAGCAGAACGCCACTTGATTGCTTTCTTAGGATAAGGACCACCGATAACATCTTTATCCAATGCCAACATAGCAATAACATCTTGTGGATTAAAATTAATGTCGGAGTCAATAAACAACAAATGTGTGCACTCGGAACGGTGAATAAACTCGTCAACCAAATAGTTACGAGCTCTTGTAATTAGGGACTCATTGAAAAGGAATGAGAATTTGACTTGAATGCCGTATTGCATACAAAGACCTTGCAAGTCTAAACATGCTTTCATGTAAAGACCATGATTTTGCCCACCATACATTGGTGTTGCAACGAAGATACTATACTTTCTTAGTTCTTCTGTTTTAATTGAAATTTCCATGTAGACTCCAAGATATAAAAAAAGGGGAACCGACTAGCGGTTCCCGTGTCTGCAATTAAGCAGTAAAAGAATGACCTGCACTCAAAGCAGATTTAATCATAGCCTTAGTTGGTGTTCCCAAACGGTAGTAAGAAATCTTACGACCATCTTCTAGGATACGACTGTTAGTGTAGATGCAATGACCTTCTTGGCGAAGTTCGTCAATGCGTGCCGCAACGTTACTAATACCAAAGCGAACTTGTGCTTGGCGTGTAGTGAATGTGTTGTAACCACTTGTTTTCTTCAAAGTGTTCAACATACGTGTTTTTGCGGATAATTTGCTCATAATATAACTCCTAATAAAATAAAAAATTCCTAGTTTTGCGTCACTAGAATCACTATCATACACTTATGTATATGATTTGTCAAGCATAATTGTGGTATACTTGACTATCTGCCAACCTGTGGCAAATATTTGGCCTTGGTTTCGTTCCAAGTCAAATAAATTAGGTCATCATAGAATAGGTTTTCATATGATACCGTATTTTTCTTTTGTAATTGCCTAATGCGGCCTTTAGCGTATTTGGTTTTCCAAATGGTAGTCAATGCTTCTTCACTTGTATCAAACGATTTTACCAAGGCATCATCACCGATTTCTTTGCGGAGATATTCATTGGTATTATCGTACAACGGAGAAAAGTAAATACCTCGTTGATGTTCAGTACGGATAAGTTCTTTAGGTATACCAAGTTTGGAATATGCAAAGTTCAATGAACGATTTTTGTGGTCACGTTTCAGTGGAAGTCCTTGTGTGTTCTTGGCATCCCACCATTCAAAGTATTTTCTTGTATGGTTTTCTTTAATCCAATCATAAACCATGTTAGCAGTAGAACGTTTAGGTTCGAAAGCAACTGAACCACTAGAGAATCCCATTTTCTGCCAATGTTCAAGGCCATCGTATTGGGATAATCCACCTGCCTTTGTTTTACCATATAGTGACGTTGTAGTAACGCCAACAAGAGTGTCTCCATATTGTCTTTTCCAATCATTCTGTACTGTATCAGCCAAACATAATAATGCCAACAACTTACCACCCATGTAATTGTAACCTAATGGTTGCAACGGAACGATTGTAGAACCAATTGCAGTATGATTAATCATACCTTGTTGTGTCTTAACGTCCCTAGACCATCCAATCGCAGTATCTCTAGGTGTTAAGTCTAAGAAGTCAGATGATATACAGATAACACCAAGATAGTTTCCAGTCACTTCATCAACGACTGCATAGAATAGATTACGACCAATATTAGAATTGTTCTTCATTGTGGAAGAAAATGTGCGAATGGCATTCCATGTTTCTGCCAATTCACCATTATGCAACACTAACTTAGGTTTAAGATTTTCATAATCATCAGGATTCTTTGGCATCCAAAAGTTAGTTTTTACTTTCTTGATAATTTCTTCTTGGCCTTTATTGACCATTTGTAACTCGTCACCCCAAAGTGTAGAGATATTCTCAACAGGATATCTTTCTTTCACTTCACACCATTTCTGATATAAAGTATACTCTTTAACATCCATTTGAGATGCATAAGATAAGTCTTCAATCAGTTTTGATTTTAGTACATCTGTGTCTATATGGTCAATGACAGGATTCTTTTCTTGCCAAGCTTGCCATTGTTTTTCAACTAGTTCTGGAGGCGTTTGTGCCATTTTTTATACTTTCACGTTTCATCATTTGTGCATATGCACCTGCAATTTTCTTGAGCATCTTCTGGCGTTTACTCATTCCTGATTTCAATGCCATAGGTTTTGCAAGTTGAGTATACACTATTCCATTCATATGGTCAAGCTCGTGGAGAAAAACTCTTGCAGATATGCCATCCAGAGTCATGTTCTTTGTTTCTCCGGTGTAATCTTGGTATTCCACGGTAATCTTTTTAGGCCTTGTGATATGCAAACCAAGGAGTGGAAAAGATAAACATCCTTCCATCATATGGACTTCACCTTCAGTTGTTAATACTTTAGGATTAAAAAATGCCACATAATCATCATTTGCACCCATTACAAATACACGATGCTTAAAACCACATTGATTGGCCGATAATCCTACGCCTTGTTCTTTCTTGCAAGTTTCTACCAATGAAGAAGCAAACTTATTTGGATCTACAGGTGGGTTGGTAAAGTCAAATAAAGGTATTGGCTCATACAAAACTGGATCAGTTTCAGCAACCAACTTAAATGTTTCAATCTTTTCTACGGAAGACTTAACCTCACCTTTAAGTGCATCACTTGTGTCAATCTTAAAGACACCATCTATTGGTTTTAATTCGCTCATATAATCACCTGTGAAAAATTATTTACTTTCCTAAACTTAATAATTGACCTAAACTTCTCAAAGAGTTGGTCGCCTTTATGACTGATAACAAAGATATTTGTATCCGTTCCCATCTCGTGT